TACTTGCTAATAGTTTCTAGTGCTGATGTTAAGGTCACTGGTGATCTTATTCCATCTGCTGATGATACTTACGACCTGGGTACAACCACTGCTGCTTGGCAAGATCTTCACCTCGAAGGTGATGTTCTTTTCACAGACGCAGGTAAGGTTTCAACAGCGGCTGGAACATTGACTCTCCAAGCTGCCGGATCGAATGACGACATTGAATTTACAGGTAATGATGGCGGCTCAGCAATCACTGCTCTTAGTCTTGACATGTCTGATGGCGGAAAGGCGACCTTCAGGTCTGGAGTTGTTTGCTCAACTGTTGCTGTAGCAGGTGGGACGGTTTCTGGCGACATCGCTCTCGCACTTCCAAGCAATAAGGATGCTAAAGCTCGTGCTTTCATCACTTACTCGGAAAGAAGCTTGAAGACTAACATTCAGCCGATGACAAATGCACTTCAAACAATTACGAAGATGCAAGGCTACTCCTACGACCTCAAGAAAGGCGGAAAGCAGGAAGTTGGTTTTATGGCTGACGAAATGGCTAAAGTTGTTCCTGAAGTTGTTCAGTTCCACGACGACGGCACAGCCGCTGGATTGGACTACGGACGCCTTACATCTATTCTTGTTGAAGCTGTAAAGTCACAACAAGTTCAGATTGAAGAACTCAAGTCGCAACTTAGAAAATAAATTTAACTCTTAGAGTTTAATCTTTTTGCCGCTCCTCTCTTTGTGGGGGGAGCGGCTTTTCTTTTTAAAGTCATATTTAATATGTGGTATAAAATTGGTGAGGTGCCGATGAAAAAGGACTGGAACAGGATCGCAAAGATCGAAAGAGCCATAACACAAAAATATGGCAAGGATACGGTGCAGAGCCCTTTGTCCAATTGGAGCGACGAGAAGGAAAAAGAATATCTTCAACAACTTGAGAAATTGCACGAAAAAGATCTTCAGATCAAAGAGCAAGAAGAAATGGTTGAAGTTGATGGGTTTTTAGTTTCCAAAAAACTACTTAATAGAGATAAAGTTAAAAACTGCCCCGTTTGCGCATCTCTGCTAAAAAATTTAAAAGATGATGCCTATATGATAAAATACGAATGTTGTTACACCTGCTACGTTCAATATGTCGAAGACAGAGAAGAGCGATGGCTGAGCGGCTGGCGACCAGAAACAGGAGATAATTAAATGTCACAAAAAACTTTAGATGTTATTCGAGGATTAGCCCAGGTTGCTGGTCAATGCTTTGATGGAGCCCTGGATGAGCATGATAAGCCAGTTACGATTGGTCTTAAGCGAGAAGACGGAAATCCGATTATTGATACTCGCGTCATCGACGGCTTCAAGGTACGCTTTGCTGGCCCCGTGATGATTGTCAGCTATCAGTCGGACATCAAACTTAAAGAGGTCTATGCGACCAATTTTGAAAACGTGATTGAATCAACGATGGGGGACATTGTCAAACATCTTAAAAAAGAATACAAAAAGCTTACTGGAAAAGGTGTGTCCTTAAAGCCTCTAGGTGAAACAGACATATTGGTCCAAGAGACTTCCCGAATTAGGGTTTTCTGCACTGCCACTAAAAAGTACAAGATTGGTGGTTTAGATGACATTGTGGACACCGAAAAGATTTTTGAGAACAAGCTGGATAAAAAGTTTAGAAAGTTTCTTGAGCGGTAGAAATGGCCTACAAGCTAACAAGAGAAGAGACATTAAAAGAACTTATCAAGTGCGGCAAAAATCCAGCTTACTTCATTAACCATTACGCTAAGATTTCTCATCCTATGAAAGGGTTGATCCCTTTTAAGATGTATGACTTTCAAGAAGATCTGGTTCACAGCTTTTCAGATCATCGTTTCAACGTAATACTAAAAGCTCGCCAGTTGGGTATTTCAACGATAACGGCTGCCTATATCGCTTGGATGATGATGTTTCACCGTGATAAAAACGTCCTGGTTATCGCCACCAAATTTCAGACTGCAGCAAACCTGGTAAAAAAAGTCAAGAGCATCCACAGAAACTTGCCAGATTGGATGAGGATAGCAAGAATCTCTATTGACAATCGAACGTCTTTTGAGCTTAGCAATGGGTCACAGATCAAGGCTTCTTCAACCAGCTCAGATGCTGGTCGTTCAGAGGCACTATCGTTACTTGTGATTGACGAGGCAGGTCATGTTGAAGGCTTGGCAGAACTGTGGACAGGTCTCTATCCCACTCTTTCTACTGGTGGTCGATGCATTGCATTATCAACCCCGAACGGCGTTGGGAACTGGTTTCACCAAACATACATTGACGCTGATGAGGCACGGAATGACTTTAGGCCCACTGTATTGCGTTGGGATGTCCACCCTGACCGCGACGAGGAATGGTTCGAAAAAGAAACTAGGAATATGTCCCGGCTTCAAATCGCTCAAGAGTTAGAGTGTAATTTTAATATGTCAGGGGAGACTGTTTTTCACCCTGGAGATATTGAACGAATATTAAACGCTTGCGTCGAACCAAAGTATCGTACCGGCTTTGATCGAAACATTTGGATCTGGGAACCTTACCAGGAAGGGGCTACCTATCTCATCTCAGCCGATGTGGCCCGAGGTGATGGCAAGGACTTTTCAACGTTTCATATTTTTAAAATCGAAACAATGGAAGTAGTAGCTGAATATCAAGGAAAGATAACTCCTGATATGTTTTCGCGTGTGCTGGTAGACATCGGCAAAGAATATCAGAACCCGATGCTCGTGGTGGAAAACAACTCTATTGGTTGGGCAGTACTAGATAAGCTGCAGGATGTTGCATATCCTAATCTTTACTATTCTTACAAGTCGACTCACGAGTATGTCGATCCTATCGTCGCAGAAACTCAATCGAACGCCATCTTGGGATTTTCGATGACCAGTAAAACTCGTCCCTTGGTTATCGCAAAATTGGAAGAATTCGTTAGAAATAAACTAGTTACAGTATATTCCAGAAGACTCTACAACGAAATGCAGACTTTTATCTGGCACAACGGGAAGCCGCAAGCGATGAAAAAATACAATGATGATTTGATTATGGCTTTTGCAATTGGTTGCTGGGTGAAAGATACGGTCTATACGGCCAACAAGCGAGAGTTGCAATACAAAAAAGCTTTTCTTTCTTCGATGATAAAAACTAATTCCTCTATGAACACTACGATACCGGGCATGGTAGGATACAAACCCGAGAAAGCGAAGAAAGAAATGAAAAAGTATCAAGATCACGTCTGGCTTCTTAAAGGTTAAAATAGATGGCAAACAACAAAAATCCTAAAAATCCCCGCAATCCAGAAAATAGTCTTTATCGTAAACTGACTCGATTATTTTCTGGTCCCCTTAACACTTACGACCAACAGACTCCCCGCAAACTAAAGCGTCGCCAGTTAACAAAATATAACTTTCAGTCCACCAGCGGCCAGTCGTTTAAACGAGGAGAATACAATCCCTATAGTCAGATGACGCCTAACTATATGGCCAACCAGAATCGAAATGAAAGATATTTGGACTTCGATCAAATGGAATATACACCAGAGATTGCTTCGTCTCTCGACATCTATGCGGATGAGATGACAACTTCTACGACGGTCAACCCCTTGCTTACCATCAAGTGTCCCAACGAGGAGATTAAGATGGTCTTGAACAATCTGTACCAGGACGTACTCAACCTTGAGTTTAACTTGTTTGGTTGGTGTCGTACAATGTGCAAGTATGGGGATTACTTCTTGTACTTGGACATTGATGACGAAAAAGGCATCCAATATGCAGTCGGCCTTCCTCCTAATGAAATTGAACGCTTGGAAGGAGAAGACAAGACAAATCCTAATTATGTGATTTTCCAATGGAACTCTGGAGGTATCACCTTTGAGAATTGGCAAATCGGCCACTTCCGTATATTAGGAAACGACAAATACGCCCCTTATGGCACTTCCGTACTGGAACCCGCCCGACGAATCTGGCGACAATTAACGCTTATGGAAGATGCTGTTATGGCCTATCGTGTCGTCCGCTCACCGGAACGTCGAGTTTTCTATGTGGATGTGGGCAACATTGCCCCTGAAGATGTCGAGCAGTACATGCAAAAGGTGATGACACAGATGAAGCGAAACCAGGTGGTGGATTCAAATACAGGCCGTGTCGATCTGCGCTACAACCCTTTGAGCGTAGAAGAGGACTATTTTATTCCTATGCGCGGCCAACAGTCCACCAGGGTTGAATCGCTGCCAGGGGGCACCTACACTGGAGATATTGAAGATATCAAATATCTACGGGACAAGTTGTTCTCAGCGCTTAAGATCCCGGCTTCTTATCTTTCTCAAACAGAAGATAGCGAAGACAAAACAACTCTGGCCCAGAAAGACATTCGATTCGCTCGTACAATTCACCGCCTGCAACGCGCAGTCGTCGCTGAGTTGGAGAAGATTGGAATTATTCACTTGTTTACACTAGGGTATCGCGGAAAAGATTTAATTTCTTTTAAGCTGTTCTTGAACAATCCTTCAAAACTGGCTGAGATGCAAGAACTAGAGGCGTGGCGAACAAAGTTTGAGATCGCCAATTCAGCAACTGAAGGATACTTTAGCAAGCGCTGGGTGTCTAAGAATCTATTCAACTTGGCAGACGAAGAAATTATGCGAATGGAGCGCGAAATGTTCTACGACAAGAGACTAGCAGCCGCTTTAGAATCGACCACAGAAGAAGCTATCGCAGGCGGCGGTGATGCAGGCGGAGGTCTTGGTTCTGAGTTCGGTATGGGAGGCGAAGGAGCCGCCGAACCGGGCGCAGACGACGGCGGTCTTGAGGGTCTCCTTGGAGGCGAAGGCGAGGCAGAAGGTGGAGAATCTCCTGATGCCGCTGGTGACGCACCCGCCGAAGGCGCTCCTGAAGAGTCTGCTCTCCTGGCCGAGCCAGGTAAGCGTCCTGATGCAAACATCAAGGTTGTAACAAAAGACGCTTCAGGAAAGACTCAAACTACCACTTCCAAATCTAAAGGTAAGTGGTATATGCCCGTAGACTGGGACAGACGCAAGGCTCAAAGAAAGAAAAGTTACAAGTCTCAATACGCATCTGAAGTAGCCAGCTCGACAGACCGGAATGTTAAAGGTGCGGGGTATCAAGATTTAAATAAATTAGGCAAAGGAATGTTTGAGAACCAAGAAACTAATTATTCTAATGACGAAGACGCGGTTATGGTTTTGTCACGAGAAGTCAAGGGTCTGATTAAGGAAATGGAGTCAAGAACAAATGAAGTTCAAACACAACAAGAAACGTAACACAGCACTACTTTTTGAATACCTGGTCAAGGAAATCACGAAGACCGTGATTAACGAGGACAAGGCTACAAAGCAAAAGCTGGTTGAAATAATGAAGAAATTTTTCTCCAAGGGAACAGTATTGTCCAAGGAATTGAAAATTTACAAATCGATTTACGAGACAGAAAACCTGCAGGAATCTGTGGCTGAAAAGATTTTAAAAGAATCTCAAACACAGTTCAGCAAGTTAGATAAGAAAAAGATCTTCAAAGCCCAAACCGATCTAATCAAAGAGATCAACAAGAACATTTCCAAAGGTGTTTATTCAAATTTTGTTCCCTCTTATAAAGATCTTGCCACGATATATCAGGTTTTTAATTTAGATCTATCTCCAAAGCAAAAGGTCTTGTTGGAAGAAAAAGTGGTCGTACTGATGACACAGCCTAGAAGTGAGCGCGAGAAACAAGAACCTGCACATGGCAAACTAGTGTACAGCAAATTTGTTGAAAGCTTTAACCAGACCTACGGCGGCTCACTGCTGGAAGAGCAGAAAGACCTGCTACACAAATACATCGGCTCTATTGGAGAATCGATGTTGGAGTTTAAGATTCACTTGAACGAAGAGATAGACAGGATCAAAAATGTTTTAAATGATTTCCGGCTAACTGAGAAATGCTCCACACAGCCAGCTTTGAAAAATAAGCTGGATAGAGTATTTGAAATTATTGAAGGGTTTAAAACTAAAGAAATAGACCAGGCTCTCGTTGAAAGAGTTCTCAAACTTCAAAGCGTAGCTAGTGAGATTGTTAAATAATGGCTATTGAAATTACCATAGGCGACGATATCGCTCAAGAAGCGCCCGCCCCTGCCCCTGAAGCACCACAAGCTGCGCCAATGGAAGCTCAAGAGCAACCAGATGCAACTGTTAAATTGAACGCTCGCCGCACCCTAGACGGCAACCTGATGATTTTTGACCATTCTGATATTGACATTGTAGTAATGCCACAGCAGAAAAAAATTGTCACGTTCGCCAAAAAAGAATTTGGAGACGAAACCTACGAAACTCAGAATCGATTTTTTAGATTTCTCTTCGACAAGGGAATCGTGGCATTGGAGTCGGTAAAGGGAGGAAACGTTTATTCCTCCATTGAGGCATCTATGTTAGAGTCTAAAGATCACAACGCTCTGGAGGTGACACTGTTCTCTATCTCCAAGTTTATTGAAAGCGAGCGACCCTTCCTTGAGTGGGAAGAGAAATTTGAGGAAGAAGAAGAGCAACGACTGCTTGACCCAACACCGCAGGACTCGACGGAATATGACCCCGAAAAGTATCACAAGTCGATGCAAGGCTCCCTTCCTCCTTACACGCTGCCCTATGGGCTTAACAGTATTTATAGAATCTAAGAGGTACGAGTGGATTTAATTTATTTTATTCTGTGCGCCTATGGGCTAACACAGATTCTTGTATTTGGTTCGATCTTCAACCGATTGCGTCCTAGCAAGGAATGGTTGAGAGGGTTTGGGAAACTCTTCCATTGTCCTATGTGCATGGGCTTCTGGGTGGGAATCTTTCTTTTTGGAATTAATGGTTTAACAGAACTATTTACATTTGATTATAATTTGGCAAATGGTTTTTTGCTGGGATGTTTGTCATCTGGCACATCTTATCTTATTAGCATTACTGTTAATGATTGTGGCTTAAAAATCAACTTATCTGGAGAGGTGAAAAAATGAAAAGACGTAATATTGCTGAAGTTAGGCGTTGCTGCAGCGGCAGCAGAATCGAGCAGGAGTGAGTCCTGCTTCGAATAAGGAAAAAATAAATTATGGCTAAAAGACTTTTACAGGAGTATTTTGAACTTTGCCCCGATGGCAATTGCGTCTTGGACGTGCTCACGGAGGGTGAAAAGACGAAACTGCAAGAAGGTGCAGTATTCCTCGTAGGGGTGTGCCAGAAGGCAGGCCAACGCAACGGCAATGGTCGAGTCTATCCTCGGCCTGTCCTTGAGCGAGAAGTAAAGACATACCAACGTTTGATTCAAGAGCGAAGAGCCTTGGGTGAGTTGGACCATCCTGATGATTCCGTTATTAACCTTAAAAACTGCTCTCACTTGGTGACAAAGATGTGGTGGAAGGGAGACGACGTTATGGGCAAGGTGGAAGTATTAGACACACCGTCAGGCCGGGTCTTAAAAGAACTTTTAAAGTCAGGCGTTAAACTGGGCATCTCATCGAGAGGAATGGGTTCCGTAAGAGAAGGTGCAGGAGAGGTTGTCGTCGAAGACGACTTTCAGCTCATTTGTTTTGATATGGTTTCTGAGCCCTCTACTCCTGGCGCGTTTTTAAGCCCAGAGGGTGGCCAGATTCAGATAACAATGGCGGAGAACACACTCCCCGCCCTTAAAGACTCTATAGAACAGGCCCTAGATGAGGTACTAAAGGGAGAGCTATGAAATTAGGTGAATTTAAAAAAGCCATCCGACCGCTTATTAAAGAATGTGTCAAGGAGGTGATTTTGGAAGAAGGCATTCTATCGAATGTGGTCTCTGAGGTGGCAAAAGGACTCCAAGGAAGCATCATACAGGAAGCAAAGCCCGCAGGCCCTTCCCAAGAAGAGATAAGAAAAAAAGAAGAAATGCTTGAAGAGCAAAGGCAAGAGCGCATTAAGAGATTGAATGAGTCTGCAAAGATGGACAATATCGATGCGTTCGCAGGAACGCGAGAAGCACCAGGTGACCCCGCACAAGGAAATCCGCTTGGAGGTGTATCCCCTGGCGACCCTGGGGTTGATATCAGTGGCATCGTCAATATTGCCGCTGGAAAGTGGAAACACTTGGTTTAAAGGAGGATGATCCAGTGTCAAAATGTGTGAATGTCGAGGTTAAATTGTCTGACACAAAGGGCGACTTTAATCGAATGGTCAAAAGATTCATTAAAAAAGTAAAAAAACAAAAGATTTTAGATATTTATAGGGAAAAGAGATTTTACGAAAAACCTTCTGTCAAAAAGAGAAGGAAGAAAATGCAACGCAAAAACGCTAAAAAGTAAGGAGTGGCAAAATGGCATCAGATGAAGTTACCGATTTAAATACAGGACAATTAATTTACCCTGGTTTCCAACGAGGCCCTGGTTTACATAACGCCAGTGCATATCAAGTCAGCGGCAAGCCGTTTTTTACAGGCAGCGTGGCAGTGGGCACGACCCCTGTTTTCATTTCGTTCCCTGCAGTCAGTATCTGGGTGAATATTGTTAATGAGGGAGCGGCGGAACCAATCCACGTTGGCCTTACGCGAAACGGCGTAAAGAGCGGCGGCACTAACAACTTTATGTATGTACAGTCCACCTCGGGCTCCTGGAATCAAACTGGGCAAATGAGCCTCAAGACGACCGGCGTGTGGATCAAAACACCAGCAAACAACACTAAGGTTTCTGTGGTCGCAAGCCTCACTCAGATCGCCAATAAGTTAGAAGCCTCCGAAGGTCCTAACTGGTCTGGTTCTTCGGGCGTCGGGTAGCCTACCAAGTACCTGATAAAATGTTCTTTTTATCACATTTATCACTATTTAGTTAGTAGACGAGTCTTTTTGGGAGTAAGTAACCATGTCAACAATGTTAGAACAAGCAATCGTAGATGCGACAGCGCTGCGCGAAGTAGCGCTAAAAAACGCAGAACAGGCAGTACTAGAGAAGTACTCTAACCAGATCAAAGAAGCAGTTGAAGGGCTTCTAGAGCAAGAAGAAATTGAGATGCAGGTGGGTGATACGCCCGAGGCCAGCATCGTTGATGAAGTTCCTCTTGCTGCAACAGACGGAGAATCACTCTGTCCTTGTCCCGATGAAGACGAAGAGATTGAAATCAACTTCAGCGAGCTGAGCCGCCAGATGGAAGACGAGGGTGAAGTCGATCTTGACAACCTCGAAACCCACGAAGATGCTGCTGAAGAAGTCGTTGAAGAACCCCTCCAAGAAGATTTAGACTTAGAAGAAATTGACCTGGAAGCCCTGGTCGAAAAACTTACAGTGGATATTATCCCTCAGAAAAACGGTTGGGCCGGAAGTCCCTCTCGCGAGGAATATGAGTTTGCAGAAGAAGAACTTCTCGCTCTAGAGCAAGACACTGAAGTAAAAGAAGAGTTAGCTGCGATGCGCAAAGCTGTAAAGAAGCTAGAAGAAAGCAATACAAAGCTCAAAAGCGCCAATTCCCACCTAACCAACAAAAACACAAAAATAGAAAAGCTTTTCCACGCATTAAAGGATAAACTCCATGAGTCAACCTTGATGAATGCAAGGCTCTTTTATACAAATAAGGCTTTGGCCGATGCCTCCTTGAATGAGCGACAAAAAAGTAAAATTGTCGAATCGATTTCTAAAGCTAAGACTGTTGAAGAATCAAAAGTAATTTTTGAAACACTTCAGAGCACAGTGGGTACACCGCAACACAAACGCGCACCAAAATCACTGAGCGAAGCTATTAACAAAACTTCTTCAACGCTTCTGCTTTCCTCTGGGAAAAAAGAAGAAAGTAAGAGCAACCCTGAGATGACTCGATGGAAAGCTCTTGCAGGACTTAAGTAACATATTCAAAAAATTTAAGGAGGAATTTTATTATGTCCGTACTTCAGAAACTCACTGAAGGCATTCAAGAAAGGAGTCTGTCCCAAGAAGGTGCAGCACTCTTAGACAAGTGGGAGCGCACTGGTCTTCTTGAGGGTCTTACAGGTGAATCACAAAAAAATGGCATGGCTCGCCTTTTGGAGAACCAAGCCTCTCAACTGCTTAAAGAAGTTTCCGCAATGGCCGCTGGCGATGTGGAAGGTTTTGCTGCAGTTGCATTCCCGCTCGTCCGTCGTGTTTTCGGCGGTCTTATCGCTAACGACCTGGTTTCCGTTCAGCCGATGAGCTTGCCCTCGGGCCTCATCTTCTTCATGGACTTCCAGATCACCGATAGCAAGCTTGGCTACACTGCAGGACAATCTGTCTATGGTGGTGGAGTTGTTGCTAGCGAGATCACTGGTGGTCTTTCTGACCTCACAGAAGATGGTGGTGGATTCTACAACCTCAACAACGGCTATGCCTCGGCTACTGGTTCGTTGCTGAATAACAGTAGTCTCCGACAAAAGACCGTCGCAGCTAACTGCACACAGGTTAAGGCGTCTACTGATGCCCATGACCCATCAGCCCGCAGTTGGATTCGATACGATGCTGACCTCGCGTCTGGCTCGTTCATTGCTGTGTACGATCTTGCTGTCACAGGTACAACCGATATTGATCGGATGAATTTTGACGATCTTATTGCGTTCCAATTTGAGGAAGTTGCTCCACCTAAAGCGAATGTTGTTCGTCGTTTGACGACACGTCCAAGTGCTTCAGCTACGCCTGGTACATTCCGTATCGTCTATCACTCGACTGCTGCTATTCCAAGTCAGGCTTCGGGTACGTTCTTCGTGAACTTCCCTGAGAAGGAAAACTTCACAGCGGGTCAAGGACTTGGTTCGGTTGTAGGTCAGGACCCCTGGGGTCTTGAACAAGCAGGCGGTGCTTCGACAGGTGTCCGTAATGGTACAAATGTTGACATTCCTGAGATCGACATCAAGGTCGACAGCGTTGCTGTCACCGCGATCACCAAGAAGCTCAAGGCTAAGTGGACACCGGAACTCGGTCAAGACTTGAATGCTTACCACAACCTCGACGCAGAGGTTGAGCTTACAAGCATTCTCTCTGAGCAAATCGCTCTTGAGATTGACCAAGAGATCCTTAACGATCTCGTTCAAGGTGCTACTGCTGGTAAGTACTACTGGAGTCGTTCGCCCGGTCTATTCGTTAATCGAACAACTGGTCAAGAAATTGGCGCTGCTTCGGCTGCTCCTGACTTCACTGGTACGGTTAGCGAGTGGTATGAGACTCTCGTTGAGACAATCAACGACGTGAGCGCTCAGATCCACCGTAAGACGCTTCGCGGCGGAGCTAACTTCATTGTTTGCGGCCCTGAGCTTGCCAACATTCTTGAGTTCACTTCCGGCTTCCGTGCCTCTGTTACTGCCGATGATAATCGCGGTACAGTTGGTGCTGTCAAAGTTGGTAGCTTGACCAAGAAATTCGATGTCTACGTGGATCCCTACTTCCTGCGTAACGTCGTTCTTGTTGGACGCAAAGGAAGCAGCTTCCTTGAAAGCGGCTATGTCTATGCGCCTTACGTGCCACTGCAGGTAACGCCTACTATCTTCGGAACCGAAGACTTCGTGCCCCGTAAGGGAGTCATGACGCGCTACGCTAAGAAGATGGTTCGTCCTGATATGTACGGTCTTGTTATTGTACGCGGTCTCCTTGGTGAGGCTGGCGCTACAAGCTAATAGGCCCAAAGCGTAATAAAGAACCCCGGTTGTGAATTCAGCCGGGGTTTTTTATTTTTTAAAAAGTGAGAACAGGGTCGGTAACCCTACTTAGGGTAGGTAAGGGGGACTCTACCACTAACTGACCTAACATATAACATATAAGGAGAAATATATTATGGGAACAAAAAGAGTAGGTTGGGCTCGAATCAAGAGCCTGGTTAACGAAAATCAAAATGACTTAAAACATCGTCGCGCTTCAGTCAAAGCTGCGCTAACAGGGAACACAACACTAACAGCTGCCGATTATGGCTCGGTGATCTTGATAGATGCATCTGCTGCTGCCACAAACTTTACAATAACACTCCCAACCGCACCAGCGGTCGGAGACACATTTAAGTTTCAGCTTATTAAGAATAGTGCCGCCGATTCAGAGGTTCTGCTCGATAGTGGAACCAATCACAAATTTGAAGGCTATGCCCTCAAGTTTACGGCATCTGCAATTGCCACAGCATTCCACGCTCACCAGAAGCTCGGCTGGGGCGACAGCACTAAGAAGGGAGCCGGTATTCACGTTGTGTGCGTTGACGCGACAGTAGGCGCGGTTCGATGGGCAATCATCGATTCAAGATCGGACACTACATGGATCAATGCTTTCAGCTAGAATTAGTTTTAAAATTTAAATTTGGATTTTTGCCCCCCTTGGTCCTGCCAAGGGGGGTTTTTCTTTATTAACAACTATTTACCTTATCAACAGGAGTTTAATCATGGGCAAGAAACGACGCAGGATGCGATCACCTAAGTTCGCTGGTCACCCGCTTAACCGTACAAACACCGGAACGTGGACCAACACAACCACAACCACGGGAACTGACACGAACACGGACACAACTAATACCACCACGACCCCAAACACTGGGATCACAACTGGTGGTAATACGACAACCGGGATCAATACGACCACGAACACTGGTACAACCAACACTAATACGACCGGAGGAGGAACCACTACAGGAACCACCACCACGAAGCGTACAAAGGCGACAAAAACAGACACACCTGATACAACGTCTACGCTTGGAAAGACCAATACGACTACAACTACGTCTACAACAGCCCCCCTTAAAAACAACACCAATACAAAGAAGAAAACGAGCAAGACTACCAAGACTCGCTCGAAGAAAAAATAACTTTTGAGGCGTTGTTCTCCATAATAATACCTCTGTCTTCACACGGCAGGGGTTTTATTTTTTAGAATAACTATTTAGTTAGACAGGAGAACCAACAAGGATGGCAGTCCCCACTTTAACCCCAAAAAGCCAAACAAGCATTGTGGCTTTGCCCATTACGGGTGCATTTTCAACAGCAGCCGAAGCCAGCTCTTATGCGTTTGCAATATACGCTTCTGTTTCCTCTCCACTTTACGACACCAATTTTATTTCCGGCGCTGTGGATCAGATTTCTTATACCTATAAGAAATTAGGCGGCGACGTGTTGGACATTGAGCTAAAAGAAACCAATGTATACACAGCGTTTGAAGAGGCTGTTCTAGAGTATTCTTACATTCTCAACATTCACCAGGGTAAAAACATCCTCACGAATGTCTTGGGCGATACAACAGGAACTTTTGATCACCAAGGCGAACTGCTTTCTGGAAGCGCCTTGTCGTCTAGTTTAAGTGGAACCTCGGTGGCTCTTAAGTATCCACGATTTGATTATACATACACCAAGACTATTTCAAATGCTGTCTCTACGGACTCTAATGTTGGTGGTGATCAAAGTATCTATTCTGCCTCTTTCCACACTAAGAAAGATCAACAGGATTACGACCTTCAACAGATCGTCCATTCTGCATCTATCAATGATCCAAAATCTTCGTTCTATCGGAAAGTCGGGAATAACCGAGTGACAATACGCAAAGTGTTTTACAAGACCCCACACGCTATGTGGCGCTTCTATGGCTACTATGGAGGAATCAACACGGTGGGTAATCTATCTAGCTACGGAATGTATGCAGACGACTCTACGTTTGAGATAATTCCAGTTTGGCAAAATAAAATGCAAGCAATGGCTTATGAAGATGCGATCTACACTCGGAACTCTCACTACGCCTATGAAGTCAAAAACAATCATTTAAGGCTGTTTCCCGCACCCCCCGAAGCAATTCCTACCGAATTTTGGTTTGAGTTCACAGTTGATCGTGACGCATGGGAGCAGGTGAGCGGCTCCACAGGCAAAAATCGAGAAATTGAGGGAATTAACAACCTCAATACCCTTCCTTTTGGAAACTTGCCTTACAAGAACATCAATTCCATTGGTAAGCAGTGGATTCGACGCTTCGCATTGTCTTTGACCAAAGAAATGCTGGGACAAGTGCGCGGCAAATTCACCACTGTCCCTATTCCCGGCGAGTCGGTCACTCTAAACCACTCAGAACTCTTGTCGCAAGCCAAAGAAGAGCAAGAAAAGCTCCGTGAAGAGCTTAAAACTATCTTAGACGAACTTACATACGCCAAATTGGCTGAAAAAGAAGCAGCAATGATGACGCAAGCAGGGGAGGCACTGTCCAAAGTTCCTGTGGGCGTTATGGTTGGATAGGAGGTTCTAAAAAGTGTCAGGTAACAATTCAGACGACAAGTGGACCCAGCCATCTAACCCTCCTCCTCCCTTATTTTTGGGAAAGAAAGAGCGCAACCTGGTCAAACAGGTTAACGATGAGTTGATTGAGCGCGTCATTGGCCAGCAGGTCCTGTATTACCCCATAGACTTGTCGGCTACCAATTTTCACCCACTTTATGGCGAGGCAATAAAAAAAACATTTCTACCGCCAGTGCGTGTATATGCTCTTGTAGATTGGGAAGGGATTGAAACGTCCACACCTGCATATGGGCTCGACAAGACAGCTTCCATTGTGGTTCACTTTCACAAGCGACGACTAACGGAAGATCAGGATCTTTATGTGCGAGAAGGGGATTTCGTTCTCTATGGCGATATTTACTATGAGATAATGAAACTCAACGAGCCGAAGCAGATTTTTGGCCAGGTGGACCACAAGATGGAAATTTCCGCTAAGTGTGTGAAAGTACGTGAAGGAGTCTTTGATGCCGAGTGATGATAAGAAATATATGGATCTAGAAGACCCTTCTATTGTGCATGAAGAGGTCTTGGTGCCTTCTAACATCGAGAACATTGATATGGCTCTTTATGAATTTTTGGACAAAGGGTTGAATGTTTTCTGTTCCACCAACAAGGGGTTTAAAAAAGTCCCTGTTGTTTGGGTCGGAGCAGAAAGGTCGTACCAAATCAAACACGATCAAACGATTCGAGACAAGAATGGGTCAATCATTCTTCCTGCCATTACAGTGGAAAGACAATCTATCACGAAAGACTTGGCCCGCAAAGGAGGAGTATTTGGCAATGCAATGATAGCAAACAACTTTGGCCCACAAGCCAAAGAAGGCGGCGTCATAACGATTGCCCGACGAATCAAGCAGGACAAGACACAAAATTTTGCCAACGCAGATGCAAAGCGGCTCAGAAAACAAACCAACTATCCACGGAAAAATAAAAAAGTGGTCTTTGAGACTGTTACGATTCCGTTGCCTGTCTATGTGGAAGTACACTACAAGCTAGGGATCAGTACAGAGTATCAGCAGCAACTCAATGAAATCATCGCCCCGTTTATCAATATTGGTAAGGGAATAAACTATTTTGGATTGCGTCGAAAAGGTCACACGTATGAAGGATTCGTCCAATCAGACTTCTCCCTGGAGTCTAACATTGCGAGCCTCGGAGAGGAGGAACGCAAGTACGAAACCACTATTCAGGTAAAGGTTCTGGGCTATTTAATTGGGGACGACAAGAACCAAGTTCAACCTAAGCTCGTCTACCGTCAAAACTTTGTCGATGTCAAGATAGGACGGGAACGTGTCATTGTCGGCGAGATCCCGACTTTAGACTCTCCCAGTAAAGTGAAATTCCGTGATTGATATGTAGACAATCATTTTAGAATATATGGAGTTTGAAACCATATACTACTATTTATTAGAGAATACTTGATACCATAAAAACCCTACGGGGCCTATTCATAAGGAGACTTGAAGAGATGTCTGTAAGTAAGTATAAATTCGTATCGCCTGGGATTTTTGTCAAGGAGGTCGACAACTCAGCCCTGCCTGCAACGCCCACGCAGATTGGACCTCTTGTAATTGGTCGTACACGGCGCGGACCTGGAATGCGTCCCGTCCAAGTGAACTCGTTTGCCGAGTTCGTTGATATTTTTGGGGATCCAAGCCCCGGTGGAGAGGGACTATCTGATGTCTGGCGAAACAACGCCATTCTTGCCCCTACCTATGCTGCTTACGCTGCTCAAGCTTGGCTGGCCAACAATTCCCCCATCAACGTTGTTCGCCTATTGGGA